GGAAATGCAATATCACTAAACTTCAAAGTCTTGAAAGTTTCTCTATAATCTTCAATAGTTTTTATTACTGTCTGCTCATCTGTATTGATAATTGTCTTTATCAACGATTGTATGTTCTCCCGACACCATTGAGGGGTAGAACTCCTGACACTCTCAATACCCATTATTTTTAATTTAGGTTCTTTGTATCTTACACCCTCAGAATCATATACATTTAAAATATATCGTTTCTTAGCTGTCCAAATACCTTTATCAGCTATCGACTCTCTTTTCATCACCATCTTCTGCTCGTATGCATTTACATACGAATAAAGAACTTTATAACAGCTATCAATATATGGTTCAATTTTATCTTTGCACATTTTGTCCAAGAACATGACAACTTTTTCAGTTTCAGCTCCCTCTCCCCACACTTCGCTAACCAATTTATCAAACGTGATATAAATGCTGTCTGTATCTGATGCGATAACATAATCCATATCTCCTGTTTTGAGTAAATCGTTGATGAATTTATTTATATACTTTTCAATCCATCTAATCGACAACTGGCCAGACATTGTAACCGCCTCAGCCTGCTCTGGGGAATAATACAGAAAATATTGATTTGCTAACGCACCATAAGCACTATTCAGAAGAATTTTCTTTGCCATTTGGACATTATTAAATTTTGCAATATTATTTACAACTTCTTCTTTATTTTTATAATTTCCATCCTCTAATCTCTGCTCTTCTTCGAGCATTTTCTTTTTGTAAATAACTCTTTCATCATACATTGACTTCATTAACTTAGGAAGAAATCCCTGCTTCTTAATTGAAAAATGTTGTCCATTTGGAGTCAACGTCATTTGACGTTCTTTTAAATATTTTGTATCTAATTTCTTTTCTAATAAACCATTAACCCCATCCTTGTATTTTATCTTGAGAACTTCATCATCCGAAATCATTTCTGGACTAATATTATATTGCTGAATTAAATGTGGATATAGAGAATTTAAATCAAAATTCACAACCCATTTATGCAGACCAATATGAGGATCTTTTACATACCCACCTTCAATACTTTTCGATTCCCCCCTAATCCGATTCTGTGGAACAGCAATTTTCTGATCTTTTAAGAAATTGTAAATAATCGTTTCCCAAGTTTTTACAGGAGAAAATACATCCTCAAAATTAATCTTGGATTCGTATGCTATCGTTATAATCAAATCCAATAGCTTCATCTTATCGTCTAGTTTTTTAACAATCTCAACGTCTTTTATATTATATTCTATGAACTTCTGATAATCAGTTTTATATAGATCATAACCTTGCATTTCTGCATCTGTTATCTTACCCATACCCAATTCAACCTGTCCGATATAATCCAAACGATAGGATTCACGCACCTTGTAGGTATATTTCTTATATAAGTCAATATAATCCAGAGTAGATATTCCAATAATCGTATAATACATATTATCACGGCCTGCAATAACTACATTCTTATCAATTACTCTTTTAATTGGTGAAAGATACTTAGCTTCAATATCCAGATATTTCATACGATTAATGATATATGGAATATCAAAGAATTTACAATTCCATCCAGTAATGATATGAGGCGGATTATCTTTCCACCAATCCAAGAAAACTTGCATCATTTCTTCTTCATTATCTAAACGAAAATACTTAATATTTTTATCTGAATCATTTGGAGTATATTCACCAGTACCAAAAACATAATATGTATCGTTAATACTATTATGAACTGTTATTGCTGTTATTGGTGCGTTGGCTAAACGAATATCTGGAAAACCATCATCTGAAGCAACCTCAATATCCAAAGTATAAATTAGAATTTTAGAAGCATCCCATTGAACGTCGCCAGCATATTCTTCGGAAAGATATTGAAAAACATAATTTGTATTTCCATAAATTTTATAATTGGAAACACCAGTATATTTATCAATGAAATCTTTACACTCCTTAATTGAAGGAAAAGGTAAATCAGCTAAAGGTTTATTATCTAGTGTTCTAAAATTTGCTTTTTCTTTTGGTGCGGGGACATAAAGTGTGGGTTTAAAATTAACAGTTTCAGAATATTCTTCACCCTTATTATCTATTTCACGAATATAGATTTTATTAAAGACCTGACTAGCGTAAGTATAGAATTTCATAATGTATATATTATATCAAAAAAGAGTTTAAAAAACAAGGAAGAATTTATGTTATAATGCCCCCTGTTTCATCAGGAACCACAATACCAGAACCAAATATACGATTATATTCATTCATAATTGTAGAGCTCGGGTTAGCAACAACGCTAACTTGTGATTCTTTTAATTTATACTCTTTATCTTCGGCATAGGGTAGCCATGGTTGGAAAGCAATTTTTTCTTTGCTCACAGGAATCATTACAACAGGATTATTTATTACATTAGTTGTTTCATTATATTCACCAATAAGCTCTTCACCGCTTATCATCTTCACTATTTTCACATTCATAATATTTATCCTCACTTTCTATATTTATTAATTTGCATAAAATAATATTTTTTTTCTTACTTATCTTACCATCTAATTTTTCATCAGATAAACCAGCATCATTACCAAGTTTATCTTCAACCCTTCTATCAATCATATTACCCAATGCACCAGCTGCTGTATTTAAAACAAGTTCACCAGCAGTAGTACATCCTATAATAATCAAAAAAATACTACATAACAAAATATGTTTCATCATAAAGCAAAATCATCATCAGTTATTTCAAAAGATTTTTCTTTAGGTTCTTTAGCAGTTTTAATAGATACATTCCCAATAGTATATTTTGCTTGTAAATCCCATTCAGACTTTTCACTAAATGGTAAAATTTTCATTTGTCGAATAGAAGTAGTTGGTTGTGCTTTTTCTGGCGTAACAATTTCAACTAAATCCCATTCGTTTAAAAGATTTACAACTGTATTTCTACGTTCAATATCGTTCTCGGAAATATTGGTAGGCTTTCCATCAAGAGCAAAGAGCTCTTTAAAATGCACGATATAATATTTACCTTGTTTGTGGAGTATGTGGCAAGATTGAAATAACTTCTTTTCTCTGCGTGATGCTATTCCAATTCGTGTAAGTGTTTCCTTTACTTTTAAAAAATCATCATCTTCTTTCAATCGAACTTCTATCATATCTTCGATTGTCCACTTAACATTATCATTCATTGTTCTATTCCTTTCAAATCAACAGTTAAAATAATTATATTACATTATATAGGTATTTATAATCTTTTTAGCTACCACCCTTAAATAGCTTATTTTTAATGTTTTTAATATCTTTGTCAGATAAAACTGACAAGGCCGTTATAGCCTTATCTGTACTATACTTATAATACTCCTTTATTACTTCCATATTCTCATATTTTTTACCCTTAACCCACCATTTCTTAGGTCTCTTTTTCTTTGCTATGGACAAGTTAAGAAAATCATAATGCAATTTATCACTTACATCTGGATATTGATTCAAGTAATTGATATACATTATCAAGTCATTATGATAGGATAAAGTACGATTAATCAGAAATGGTTTATAATCTTTTCTATCTGGCACTTCTTCATCATACTTATCTTTTGTTATCAACTCATTAGCATATTCAAATGGATTCATTATTCATCTTCCTCATCAGGTGGCTCATCCAACCTATAATCAAAACCATGAGACTTTAATGTATCATCATAGGGGTTCCATTCCGTATTTCTTAAACGCCCTAGAGGATTTGGTTTTTTCCTTTTCATTCTTGGTCTTGATTCCATGCCACTATCTGGGCGTCCACCCATAAAAAAATCATCCATTTCACCAGGCATAAATGGATCATGTTCTTCAGCTTCATTTCCAAATTGTTGTCCATAACGTCTATGGAAATCTTCTTCATCCCGCAAATCTCTTTTCAATTTTTCTTTTTCTGCTTCTAAATCATCTAAAAAAGTTTCTTTATATTTGTTCATTCGTTTACGAAACTCATCAACACGGTCTCGTTTTTCCTGTTCTTCTTCTGTATTTCGACTTTGATTTTTTGCTTGTCTTTTTTTAGTTATTTCAGCCTTAAGTTCATCCGGCATATTATCCCATTTCTTCATCAATGTCATATTCAAATTATGAAATATACGATTATACAAATCTTCATTCTCTAATGCAGAAGCCAATGCCAATACTAAAGAAAAAGTTTTATTCAAATCTTCTACATCACCAACATAACCATCATCAGAATTTTCTAAATCATGGCTAACTAATTCAACTGTACCATTAGCACGAACCACCAAAGCACTATCATCCATTGTAAGTTTTATAAAAAGATTACCATTTTTATCAAACTTATCCTTACCATCTACTAATGGTTTCTTTTTACCTTCTTGAGAAGTATCTCCTTGAGGTTTATCTGAATCAAAAGTAGGACGCCTTCTTGGTTGCCTTGGATCGTTTGGTTTGTTTTCTTCTTGCATAGGATTACCCCCTTTAATTTTATTTATAAGTCTCAAGAGGTGTCTCAGAAAATTTATCATTCATATTCTTTCCTTAAATGCCATGGTAAAACAATTTTTTTATATATTTGTTCATAATTAAAAAATACATTATCTTCATTTTGATTACCATATATAGAAAATAATGTATAATCTGGATTTTTATTAAATTCTGATAATTTTTTAATAGCTCTAAATACATCCCCTATGCCATAATTAATATCAATTACAATTAACTTAGGAAAAAACTGTTTACATTTCTCCGGCCGTACAGATATATCCCCTGTCAAATTAATTAACCACTCTGCCGTATCATTTTGTACTTTAATAATACTTAAAGGACAAGCTAATATTGTGCTTAAATGAACAGCAAATGGCAGACTATCCTTATAAACCCCCACTATATGTGGATTAGGAACATTTTTATATCTATTAGTAAAATCAGAAACATCATTATAATACTCATCATAAAAATATCTATGTATATTCATAATACGTTCTTATTTGTAAGATTCATCATTTTAGCCAACAAAACCAGTTGTTGAGAAATTAATTTACATTCGGGAGATTTTGAGTTTAAATCCATTAAATGATCTTTAGAAATCACATCCCTTAATAGAGGTTTAAATTCAGTTCTACTCTGTACCCAATCTTCTATCGTTTTTGATGCTTCAAAAAACCTTTCACCACCAATATTTTTTGATTCATCATAAAATTTAACAAATTCTTCTAAAACATTTCTAACCAATTCAGAACGTGAAGTTTTTAATTCAAGAGCTATTCTAGTCATAGCATTACAAATTTCATGTGCAATTCTAAATTTACCTACTCTTTGTCTCTTTCCATCTTCATCAAGATAATGAGCAATAAACATTTCTTTATCATTAACAGAATCAACTTTTGGGATTCCACGTTGTCCTGACTTCTCTCTTTTTTTAGTTTTTTCATTTGCCATTATACAAACTCACAATTCATCATTAACTCCGTTAAACAAGCAACCATATTGACTTCTTGATCTGCAACAAAAGCAGACTTATAAGAATAATCTGCTATTGTTAATACAGCTTGCGGCACCGTACTTTTTTCTAACTTTATAAACAGGGAGTCATAAACTTGACGGTACAATCTTACATGGTCATTATCAATATTTTCTGCTACCCATTTCCTCATTTTAGAAAAGTCTTTATGCTTCAAAAAATTCATTAATTCATCAAAAGTTTCATTTGATGATGATGTCAAAACACTTGCATCAATATTGCCACCGATTGAATGCTTCTGGAGCTCATTCAAAACCCTTCTAAAATCTGGAAAAAACTTGACGACAAGTTGTGCAATAATATCTGGTTTATATTTTACTTCTTCACCATCTAGTATGCTTAATGCTACTGCTGAAAACTTTTGTGCTAATTCTGGTTTTTCTTCTTTTGGTATTCTAAAATCTACAACAGAACACCGTGAATGTAAGGCGGGGATAATTCTATTTTTATAATTACAAGTAAATATAAAACGACAGTTATTTGAAAATTCTTCTATCAATCCACGCATAGCTGGTTGGACAGAATCCTTATTCATATAATCTGCTTCATCTATTATAATAACTTTCTTACCGCCGGAAAGACTCACGGTTGAAGCATAACTACTTATAGTAGTTCTCAGCGTATCTATCATACGCCCTTCATCACTTCCATTTATCATCAACCAATCACATTTAAGTTGGTTGCATAGTGCTTTAGCAACCGT